AGCAGAATCACGTGTTGGAATATATACCAAGCGACCCCCGATACTCCGACCACGAAAACCAACACCGCCACCCAGAGCCCAACAGAAACCGCCCGCACCACCGCCACCATTCCAACCACCGCCCCATCGAGCGATACGGTAACCGTTCAAGTTGACAGTGATATATGTATAATCACCAACAGGTAATGAACTGTTACCAAGGCATTCTGACGCAATAAATAACCAGTCACAAGCTGTTGAATATCCCATTGCTGAAATATAACCGTTTGCATTTGTTACTGTAAATCCGGCAGGTTCATAGTTTCCACTGTTCTTTGATTCTGCAAAACTGAAATCGGAACAAATATAAGGCTGACCACCGCCCATTTTTCCATTGCCCCAAATATTGATACCGTAGACAAATTTCCAAATGTTGCCCCAAAAGTTTTCTTTACCTCTCCAACATACGGAAGTCTTACCGTCAACAGTGTATTCTTTAGCAACTCCACCTTCATAAGTGGTTGTTTTCTCTGCTCTACCTGTGCCATTTCCAAGGCTTGCTGTACTTCCGGTTGCTGCTGCGTAAGAACTTGTTGTATCACTTCCAGTAGTCCAAGGTAATGAAACAACACCCTGTGCAATGGCTGTCTGTAAGTTCATCATACCCATTTCAATGATCATAAGCATCTGTTCAGCAGATACCTGTTTAATCAGATCACCATGCCAGTTTGTTCCCCTGTTCTGTGCCATTGCTTCAATGTTCGGTCTTGTAAGATTCTGTGAAGAACCGGATGCAGGTCTTGCACCTGCGATTGATGAAAACTTATCTTCACCTGTGTTCATAACCTGTTCATCATTCAACAGATACGCACTTGCTGATGCATCGTAAATACTACCTTCATAAGCACTTGTCAGGAAGTAATCAATTTCGTTTCCTGATGCATCATAGAATGCCGGGTGAAGTCTGAAACCTGCACGTGGCTTTTCTGACACATAATAGTTTGCCTTTCTTAAGTGGTAACCAATGCCTGTATCAATAGGGTCATACTCTACAGGACACACCAAATAATAGAACTTTGGCTGATATACCATTACCTGACCCATTGAACCATCTTCTTTGTAATCTGCATCACCGTACCATGCCACGATAGAACCATCATCAGCAACATTACAACGTTTACGACCACCGAACATTGTAAACTTGTCAAAATCAGAACCCTTTGAAAGATTGGCTGCTCCGGCAAGTCTTTTGAATGTTTTATTTTTGTAATCGACCTGAACACCAACAATATCATCAGCAGTGATACCCAAGTAGGCACGAATATCTGCCACACCTGAAAGAATTTCTTGACTGTTGAAGTTTTCACTTTTCAGTTCATCAATATTACTTGCAGCACTTGCGTTTTCCGCACTTAATGACTGTAAGACATTGTTAGCTGTTGCAACAGATGCATCAAGGTTTGACTTTGCAGTGTTGGCTGCACTTATGACATTAGACAATGAAGTTTTAACTGAACTTGCACTGTTAATTACTTCCTGAAGCTGACTTTTTGCTGTACTTGCATCAGAAATTGCAGAATCAAGATTTTTCTTTGATGTTACTGCTGTAGAGTTGGAACTATCCAACTGACCCTTGATCTGATTTGCATTATCAATTACACCCTGTAAATTACCCTGTGCGGTTGTTGCACTTGTAATTACTTTTTCAAGATTTGACTTTGCTGCATTCGCATTGCTGATTGCTGTATTGGCATTTTTCGTTGCTGTTTCAACATTTGTCTTTGCTGTGTTCGCTGTATCGGTTGTATTGGTCAAATTAGTTTTTGCTGCATTGGCTGTCTTTGTTGCAGATTCCAAATTGCTTTTTGCTGTATTGGCTGCACTTGTGGCATTCTGCAAATTAGTTAATGCAGTACTTGCTGCGTTGAGTTTCTGCTGTACTGCATCCACATCTTTATCAACCGCATCCTTTGCAGCAATTACTTCTTTTTTCAGATCAGCGTAAGAATTATTATCATCATTTACTTTTTCAAGTGCGTTGACAATAGATGATCTTACTTCTTCACCGTATACTGCATTTAAAATCTGATCAATATAAGGCTGTATATTTGCCATTATTCAACACCTTCTTTCTTTTCTTCCTGTTCACTGTGTTCAGTTTGTTTCATTCTGTTCATATCAGAAACCAATTCAAGGTTTTTCTGTTTTCGGATTTCAGACAGAAGATCAGCAACTATACCTTCCAACAGATAAGCCGGAAGGTTTGACTGTTCAACGATCTGATTAAATGCATCCGTCATTGCACCTTTTGCGTTCTCCATCATAAGTGATAAAGGCATATTATTTTCATTCATGGTAATTACTCCCTTCTTTTCGGTAAAATAATAGGTTCACGCTCATAAGGTTCAGACTCCAAATATTTTTGACTTGGCATCTTTGCAATGAACGTCTTTTTTTCTAAATAAGTGTAAGGGTCTTTATAAATAGGTTTGCTGTATCGCATTCCCTCTTTTTCACATAATTCCTGTATAGCTTTAATACAGTAGTATACAAGTTTATCTGTGTTAAGTTTTAAATGTCCATCGTCTGCATCTTCTGAAATAAGTTCAGGTGCAAAACTTTGAATCTGCTGTGCAATGATTCCTATAGCCTGATGTTCACCGGACTGAATCCAGTCAAATTCCTTAAGGTCAATAGCATTCACCACTTCCAAACCTCTGATTGCTGTGTCCTTGATATTAGTTTTCAATCGAACATCTGAATTATTGGTGTAGCCCCAACCATGTAAGTTTAGTGGACTGTAGAAATCAATACTTCTGTTGTTGTAAATCTGAAAAGATGTACCTGTGAATGTACAGCAAGTTGATGATGAACTACCAATGCTTACATCTTTATCAGACCATAGTTTAATACTTTTATCAGAATAATTATAAAATCCTGCACTTTCATTAAATCTCAAATACCCCCACACATAAGTGTTTGCACCTACGTGTAAGCCTTGTTTTTCTTTTCGGTTATTTGCGTAATATATGAGTTTTACATAATAGTTACTTCCGGGTGAATCCTGATAACTCCATCCCATATAGTCAGCACCGTTCTGTAAGTCGAACATCAGACCTCTGAAAGTTGAATCACCTGACCAACCGTTAGTACCGATTTTACCGATGGTTGCACCTTTATAGTAGTACCATGCACCTGTTGAGGTCATTGACATTAACAGTGTGTTACTGTTTTGTGTCGTACTCTCATAAATACGCATTTCACCATATTCAAATTGAATATATTTACTGATACTATTCCATGCAATTTTTACTGCATAAGAATTTTGCTGAATCTTGGTTGATAACTCTGAACTGTTCAGCTTTTTCTTAACTTCTGATTCAATCGAATCTGTCTTGACTTTAATCTGTGCTGACGTTGAATAATTTTTCAACTTACCGTCAACATACTGTTCAGCTGTTTCCTTGGCAGATAACAGAATAGAATCTTTAGTATTTTTGATACTTGTTTCAACTTCACTTTTTGTATAGTACTTTTTCAACTCACCGTCAGTGTAATCTTCCGCATCTGATCTTGCTGATTCTTCTGCATCTGCTATTTCTTTTATAACCTGATTTCTGTAAGTAATATCAAGTTTTTCAGCAGATACCGAGCCACCAACCAATCTTTCACCAACAATCTGACCATCCATTGTGACAGCGGTCTTATACGTTCCATTGTACCCGGTTGACGAATAGCCAAGACCGTTCAGATTCCACCGCCAAACCTTCCGGGCTGTGTTCACATCGTTGGTGTCCATGATTAACTGTTCATTGGCTGTTGTAACCACATGACCATGTGTTGCTGCTGTAATCAGTGCTGTTGCCTGATCAACTGCCTGTTTTACTATTGCAGACGGTACAGGTATTGTTTCAACTGCCTTTGATGCAGTATTTGAAATTTCTTGCACCCTTGACGTAAGACTTTTATTTATTACAGTACCAAGTGTAAATTTACTACTTGATAGATTGTTAAGCTGTATTGACATCTTCGACAATGGGAAATACCGATCAAGTCCATGCAGTGAAGAATGTGCCTTGATTTTATCACCAAGTTTGAACTGTTCTATATCTGCATCAGTCCAATGCATATCAACAGCGTTTACTTCCAGTGTCATACTATCCCACTGATAATCAGCAATGTACTTATTTGCTTTATATAACAACATTTTTGGTGTTGTAACTTCATCCCAAGTAATAGTTTTGGTTATATAACCAAATTTCTTTACAGCGTCCAAATTCACAAGTGAATCAGACCCATTATTTACACTTTCAATAGTCAACCGCTGTTCAAGTGCAGCTATTGGACTTTCTTCCAGTTTTGCACCAAGCGGAATAAATACTGTTGCAATATCTGACACATCTGTATTTCTGCTGAAATCAAGCAGATTTTCACCAAACTCAATACTTTGTGTACTTACATTGTCATAATCACTTATATAATCCAAATACGCTGTTCCATTGACATTCCTTACACGTAAATAACCGCCAAGATCATCAACCAAATCTTCCTTGATTTCTTTCATGGTACTGTTGTAATTCGTGTACCTGTACAATGAATCATTATTATCCGTTACCGTGACAATACCAACCTTGAACTGTCTATCTTTTTTTACCTGCTCATTGTGTGATGCAATCAGTGATTCTAAATAACCTCTGACGGTCATATCATGATATTCAGCAGGTCTTTGTATACTATCATTCAGATATGCAAGCTGACCTTCACAAGTAAAATATTTACGATTATAAAAATCTATCTTACATTCTGTAATTCTGCCATTAAACACTTCTTCATCATCTTGAAATACCTGAATGCATGACAGCATTTTTTGCGGTAATTCATATTGTGGATGCTGTGATGGCATCTTAAAACTAAAAGACCCTGCTTTGTTGACCTCTAAATCAAGTTTAGGGTCAATCAAAACAAGGTTTTCATCACGTAAATCATAAATAGGCAGTCCATCACATAATACTCTATACATTACAATGAACCCCCTCTATAACTGATCTTGACTGTACCGTTTCCTGTAAATGTTACATAATTATCACCTTCCTGTAAACGAATGTCATAAACTGTTGTTTCCCCGGCAGGTAAACTATAAGTATTACCTTCGTGTATCACCTTCATAGCTGTTGAACAGGTAAATGTTGGTGATACAATCTTGACACGATTGATCAGATTTACTTTTTTACTTCCGCTTACTTTCACTTCATTCACATGAATAATACCGTTTACAAAACTGAACACATCCCACAACCAAGGTTCACTTGCTGAATTTGTTTCAATTTTGTACGGTTCAACATCACAATCAACTGTGATAATGGCAAGTGTACGATCTGTTTTGAATTTATTGATTGTACACCGTCCCCAGTAATAAAAAGTTTTATCAGCGTCCATAACAATACGCATCTTCTTACCATGCAGATAGTTGGAAAGATTGGAAAGTGTTGCAGTCCAATCTCTTGCACCATTTAACAGGGAAAAAGTAAATGATAACTTCCTGTTTTCAAACTTTACATCATCACCCAACGCATCAGTCAGATCAAGGTCACCATTGCGTCCAATTACACTGACTGATTCTGTTTTAGGTGTAGGCAATCCGATTTCTTTTGAAGAAAGGATAAGCCCAAAATCTTCATAACTGTGTTTAATTCCAAAAGTCACACCTTGAATCACGGGCTTTTACCTTCCTTCCTTATCAAAAATTCTAACCAGTTCTTCATTCATTGCCGGGGCAAGTTCACCTGCAAGCACTCCTGTATCTGTTACCAGTTTCAGGTTCGCAAGCTGTGGAATAAAAGGCATATAACTTTCAAGGATTGTAAGAATCCGGTCAAGTTTTTCCAGTAATGAAGCGTTTTCCTCATTGACTGCTACCCTGATCATATCCATAAGGCTCTGTGTTCCGACAACCGTTTCACTTCCGGCTTCACCACCTGCCAAGAACTGATTTGACTTAGCGTTGTAACCGAAAATAGTCGGCTGATTCATGATCATACCATCGTCCATTGCTTTCTTGTACCATTCAATACCAAAGTGCGGTACACTTGGTGGTGTCAGGCTGAAAGAACCACTAATTGAAATATGTGGCAATTTGAGTTTTGGCAATGACCACGAAAAATTGAAGAAACTTTTAATTCTGTTTATAGCGTTACTTACAATGTTTTTTGCACCTTCAAAGATGCTGCTGAACTTTTCCTTAATTGCACCAAGTACGTTCGATACTGTGGATTTTGCAGCATTCAGACCACTTGAAATAGTGGACTTCACACCGTTGATCACATTAGATACTGTTGACTTGATACTGTTCCAAACACTTGTAAAGGTTGATTTAATGCTGTTCAGTATACTTGAAATAGTAGACTTAATTGCATTGAATACACTGCTGATTACTGACTTAATCGAATTGATCACATTGGTTACAGTCGTTTTGATTGCATTCCAAATATTTGTAATCGTGGTCTGAATTGCGTTCAGTACTGTAGAAATGGTTGATTTTATCGCATTCCATACAGTTGTAAATGTATTCTTGATACCTTCCAGTATTGGCTTAAGGAATGAAACAATGGCATTCCATACTGTTGTAATAACCGTCTGAATGTTGTTGATTGCGGTTGATACCGCTGATTTTATAGCTTCCCAAATCGTTGTAAAGGTGTTTTTAATACCATCTAAGATAGGGGTCAGGAATCCAACAATAGCATTCCAAATATTGCTTATAGTGGTTGAGATTGCATCAAGGGCTGTTGATACAGCGTTCTTGATAAACTCCCAAGCTGCAATGATGTATTCCTTGCAGTTTTCCCATATAAACATCCAAGGCATTGTGATGATCTGAAATGCAGCACTGATGATTTCACCAATAAACATGATGGCAACCTGTACAGCATTCTTGATTGTTTCCCACACTGCACTTACAACATCAGCTATTGCGGTAAACACATTGGTTACTGTTTCTTTTATGGCATCTATCTTTTCAGATATTGCTGTTTTGATGTTCTCCCAAGCCTGTTTGATTGAATCAACTAAACCTGTGAAGAATTCTTTGATTGCTTCAATGGCGGTGCTTACTGCTTCTTTTACAGATTCCCATGCAGTCTGTACTTTCTCCACCAATCCACTAAAAAAGCCTTTGATAGCGTCAATAACCGTACCAAAGACTTCCTTTATTTTCTCCCAAGCATTTGTGACCGCTTCCCTGAATCCATCATTGGTATTCCATAATGTAATCAGTGCAACCACAAGTCCTGCCACAAGTGTGACTATAAGAACTATAGGGTTAGCATTTAATGCAGCATTGAAAAGCCACTGTGCAATAGTAGCACCTTCGTTTGCTGTTTTGTATGCTGTCCATGCTGTTGTTATGGCACTAATCAATGATGATATCGCCATTGCAACCTTTAAGGTTACGAATCCGGCAGCAACTCCGGCTATAAGTGGTGACCAATCCTTGAACGTTTGAATAATCTTAGGTATATCTTCAATAAGACCACCTAGTTTTTCAAGGAAGTTTTCAACACCGTCCATTCCTTTTTCAAAGAATGTTGTAAAATCAATCTTTTGAATCCAGTCAAATACCCTTTGTAGGGCATCACCGACAGACGTTGCAAATGCATCCCAATCTATCGTTTCCATCCAGTCCGACAACTGCTGTAAAAATCCCATAACAGTAGGTGCAAGTTTTGAACCTACTTTTGTAAGGATATTTTCAAACAATGCCTGTACTGAACCCCATGAACCTGATATTGTAGTACCTGCTTCAAGTGCTGT